AATGATGATTCTTTAACACGTTCTAAATCTACTAAACAATATTTTATTAATACTCATATGAATTATATTGTTAGTCAAGTTGAAGGATTAAAAACTTTAGCTTCGATAAACAAAACTATGAATCCAGCTTTAGTTTCACAAACATTAATTAATATTTATAATTATTATATGCACGCAGTATTTTATAAAATCCCAAGAGAACATATGGATAGTGTTATTAGTCAATTACGTAGTGCTTCATGGATGCAAGATTTTTTAAAAGATGCATCTAATTGGATTGAAGTATTAAAAACTCTTAAAGCCGGTGATGTATATGATAAAGAATATATTGTATTTTTTAAAGAACCATTTAATGAATGGGCAGATAGGTTATTAAAAGCATGGTAAAAGTAGTTATTGTTAATGGGCGGCCTGGTGCTGGTAAAACTACATTTGAAGATTTATGTCAAGCAATTATGGGGCCATTTTGTAGACAGCGTTCTACAATTGATAAAGTAAAAGAAATTGCCAGGGCCGCAGACTGGGATGGTAAAAAAACAGCAGAAAGTCGTAAATTTCTTAGCGATTTAAAACAGCTTTTAGTAAATTTTAATGATTTGCCATATAAAGATATTGTTAAAACATTAAGAATTTTTGATAATGATTTAGAAGCATACGGTTTGAGTAATGCACGAGCAGTATTATTTGTGGATTCGCGTGAACCGGAAGAGATTCAACGGTTTAAAGAATATCTTAATGCTGCTACAGTGCTCATTAGGCGGCCGTCTGCAGAAGAGCAACATACATCAAATACATCTGATGAAAATGTATTTAACTTTCATTATGATTATGAAATATTAAATGAGGGTGATATTGATCATTTGAAAGAGCAAGCACAATTATTTTTAGATTTGCTTTTTAAAGAAAATTAATGTATAATATATATAGAATTGAAAAGAAGGTGTTTACATGAAAGGTTATGTAAATGGAATAGATTGGGTTAATGCTGAACCTATGAAATATTGGTCTTTTACAGCAGGCACGCCCGAAGAGAAGCGCCGCACCGAAACACGAAATATGATTTTCTCTGGTGATTATTATGGTGCGCTTAAGGTTGATGGTTATTATGAACGTCTAATTAAAGATGAAGATGGTAACTGTTTTATGGTCGCCCGCTCCAAGAATGTGAAAGGTGAAGCGACAGAAAAGTTAGGATGGGTACCACAGATACATGATTTTATGGAAGGCCTGCCTAATGGTACCGTATTTCTTTCAGAGTGTTGGTTGCCTGGTAATGAGGGTTCACAGAAGATAACCAGCTTGCTTGGATGTTTAAAAGATAGATGTATTCTGCGACAAGAGAAAGATCAAAAGTTGAATTTTTATATCTTTGATGTAATGTGTTATAATGGTGAGGATTATACAAAAACACCTTTTCTTGAGCGTATTGAAATGCTTCATGCAATTTCCCATGCCTTACAGCCTCATGACTATGTACAATATGCACAGTATTATCATGGTGAAGAATTATGGGATAGACTACAGGGCGCACTTGCAGATGGCCGCGAGGGCATGGTAATAATGAAGAAAGATGCGCCGGTTTATTTTAAGCGGACGCCCGCGCGTGTATCATTGAAAATAAAGAAAGAACTCAAAGAATCCATTGATTGTTTCTTTACGGGACGCGCAGCGGCCCCAAGTAAAGATTATAATGGGAAAGAGATTGAAACATGGCAGTATTGGATCAACTCTATGACTGATGAACGACTGCCGCTGGGTAATCATTATTTTGATGCTTTTATGAATGGGAAGCCATATATCCCCGTGACTAAGCCATATTATAACGGTTGGGCAGGCTCACTTGAAATTGCTGTATTAAAAGATGGTGAAGAATATCCTATTGGTTACATCAGCGGTCTTCCTGATGAAGTAAAAAAGAATTATAAGACTATGCGTTATCAAGTAGTTGAAATTGGGGCAATGCAGTTGACAGAAGATGGTCGTCTTAGACATGGAAAGATATTGTCTTTCCGTAGTCCAGAGGATAAAATATGGTCAGATTGCACCTATGACCAAATTAAAAATCTGTAATCATTAGCAAAATTTTATAGGGATCGCAAAGAAAGTCCACTTACATACATGAGTAAGATCGAAGACAAATTTGCGGTCCTTTTGCATGAATACAATATTCCTTATGTGCGAGAGAAGACCTATCCAGATTTAAAAAATGGAAAGCTACGTTTTGATTTCTATCTCCCTACGATGAATATATTGATCGAGATTGATTCTGAACTACATTTTAAAGAAATAAAATAGTTTCACAAATGTTATAGCGATTTTCTTCATGCATAGGAGAACGACCGTATTAAAAATTCTTATGCTCTCGCTCATCAAATTAGATTATATAGAGTGCCGTTTTGGGAGTTTGGAAATATAAAGTCAATTGGTGATTTATTTTCACCAAAGTTTATTGTAACATCACGATGGCATAATGATTAGGTTTATAGGGAGTATAAACGCCGGAGGCTTTAAGATGGTAATGTGGTTATAGAATATTACGTTAACTTAGGTTTGTAATGTAATTGTTTTAGTTAGTGCTGTTATTATAGCAGGTAAAAATATATGGTCATTCTTTAAGAAACCTGTGGATGATATTCATGCGCGGGCAAGTGAAAAAGAAGAACAGCATATTGAAGAAATTTTATAGCGTGAAATGCCTGGCCTATTAGAATAGAATTGTAATGTCATTATAGGTTCATTAAATGAATTAAAACAAATGACAATGGCACAAGAAAAATAGCTAAATGATATTTATGGTGCTATTGAATTATTAAATCAATCATAGCTTGATATGATGCGGTATGATATGAATAAAATATATTATAAATATCGTCCCTTTAAGAAGATTTTAAGTGCTGATAAAAAAGCATTTATTAAGATTTATAATGATTATAAGTCAATGGATGGCAATACTTGGATTGATACATTATATGCTGAACTAAAAGATTGGCCCATAGTTGAAGATGAAAGTGAATTAAGGGGTAATAATTAATGGATGAAATAATTAGTTATGTTATGGAAACTCCAGGTAATACAAATCCTAATGTTTTACGCTCTATGTTAAAGAATAGTGGTGGTGGTTCTGGTAGTGATGTGTTGGTAGCCAATATGACGTATGATGAAATTGATGGTACCCAACATGCAATACTCGATAAAACATTTTTGGAAATTTATAGTTCCAACCTTACTGTTGTTAAGTCAAGCGTTGAAGATCCGATAATGGATAGTGGCTCCGTAGCATGGATGATTCCTGATGTAATAACGCATGATGGCAAAACTGGAATGTTTAGCCTTACTGTAGGAGGTCTTGTATTTTCGGGACATGCTAATGATTTTCCAGAGTATAGTGGTGTAAAATAATTTCTAATTTGCGGATAATTTTAAACCAATAATAGGAAAACTTGACTTTTAATTAAAAATATGGTAAAATATACATAGATGAGAAATCTATGTATATTTTTTTTGGAGAGAAAGGAGTATGATATATTATGTCTGTATATGGGCAGCCTTAATAGTGTTTGTAATTGTTTGGTATTTAATCAGACAAAAAAAGATAAATGACGCAATAAAACGAATTGACGAACTGACTGCTGAAGGCGAACGGTTGTTAAAAGAAAATGATGCTGCACAGCAGGCATTGGATGAATTAACCAAAAAGATTACAGTATCTACATTGGCGATTGCTAAATTAGATAATGATAGAATTGTTGCTACGCAGAGGGCGGCCGAGGCTAAGGAAGCGACAGAGCGCTTGCTTAAGTCCGAGCATGAGCGGGCGGCCGCAGAGCTTAAACATGTGAAAGAACTCGAAGAAGAGAAAATGAAGCATGAGTTTGAGAAAAAGGAACAAATTCTGACTTCACAATATACCTTTAAAAAGCAACAATTTGTAGAAGATTTTGAAGAGCTTCAAGAATTTTATTGGGATAGAGTTAATGAAGCTAAAGCCACATTAGATGATTTTGCTGCGCGATAGGCCACAATCCATGAGGCTATCCTCCGTGAGCGCGCGATATAGGATAAAGAGGATTTCTATCGTATCAATATTAAAGAAAATGATATAAAAGATATAGAAGTTTTATGCTCTATTGGGCCGCGGCTCACTAATCGTGAGGTGCTTAACAAGCTGATATACGAAGTTTTTATCAAGCGGCCGCTATCTGAGATGGAGAAGCGCGTACTACAAGGCCGTAAGATAGGTGGTATCTATAAAATTACTTATATCAAAACCGGTGAAGCATACATTGGCCGCTCTGTAGATATAGGTAACAGATGGAAAGAACATTGCCTTTCCTCTCTAAATATAGGAACTATAGCACATTCAACTTTCCATAACGTCTTAGCAGATAAAGGTTTATAGAACTTTACATGGGAAGTATTGGAAGAAGTTGATAAAGATAAACAATCTTCAAGAGAAAAATATTGGATAGAATTTTATCAAACAGATAAACAATTTAATCAGAAGGTAGGCTAACAAATGCAACTTAATGAACAACAGCAAGCCATTGTAGAGCTTGATGAGCCATTCATTGCCGTGGAAGCATGCGCGGCATGCGGCAAGACTCGTGTTTTAACAGAGCGAGTTCGCAAGCTGCTACGAGATGGTATTGAGCCATCAGATATAGCTGTTATTACTTTTACCAATATGGCTGCACAAGAGCTCAAGGATAGACTTGCAGATGATTATAAAAATGGAATATATATAGGTACAATACATGGCTTAGCTAATAAATTTTTAACGCGACATGGAATTTTCACAAGTAAAATTATTAAAGATGAAGAATTTGATAGATTTTTTGATTTGTTAAAGAAAAATCCACATTGTGTACGGCATATACCTTATGTGTTGTTAGATGAATGTCAAGATACATCACCGCCGCAGTTTGAATTTATATTCAATATGATTAATCCTAAATCATTTTTTGTAGTGGGTGATTTTAATCAAAGTATCTATTCCTTCCGTGGCGCTGTACCACAGCTATTTAAGGATTTAATGGAAGATCCGAAAGTGGTTACATGTTCACTTAATTTAAATTATAGAAATGCTTCTAATATTCTTACTTTCGCCAAAGATATTCTTAGGCGTGGTAAGATGTTAGATACTTCCATATCAACAAGACGCGGCGGCCTTGTATATGAAGGCACGCCGAATATTGGGAATGTGGTAAA